TTTTGCATCCTTTTGATATTCAGTACCATCAATCAAGTATTTTAACTTGTTAAGTTGCGGCATACCGAATGTGCCAATCATATCCGGATAAGGGTTATGTGTGTCTGCTTCCATAATAACTGATCTATCATCAGCCATTGAAAACATTCCTGTCTTTTCTTCTTCGCCAGACACTTTTACAGTTGTTAGAAAACCTAAGTTCTGTGTGTGGCTGACAATATCTTGTAAAATGTCTTTCATTGAATTCTCCTATACATTTACATTATATTTAGGTTTTGTATAAAACACAAGCATTTTTTTACTCAAAATCAAATAAACTATTAAAGTTATTGTCATTACGAGTTTGACTTATGTCCCATTCCAAAACGCCAATTAAGTTTTTAAGTTTTTCATCGATTACTGTGTTTTCCATTGTAGCATCATCGAAAGGCAACTCTTTAAACCAATCCGGAAGTCTTAGTTCATCTACCGGATACGCTACACTTGTATATCCCATTGGATTGTCTTTTACTTTACAAACAATTACTTTTGCACCGTCTGTAATGTTTACGGAATATTTGTCACCGTTCATACGTTTAAGTGTATTCCAATTAATACTTGCTCTTACGTGTCCAGGCATATTTGCTTTGCCTGCTTTCTTTTCTTTGGCTTCATATTCTGTAATTTTGTTTGCACGTTTAGGAGAGCCTTTTTCCCATCCAGGACGTGCTTTGAACTCTGTTCTAAATTCTGTAATATAATCAAGTACTTCTTCTTTTTCCTTACCAGATAGCACCTTTTCTAATACATTGCTTAAGAAGTCTTGTATTACAACCGGAGTATCAGAACGTTTAAGATCAAGACCCATTGCTTTAATTTTACCTGCTTTGCCTTCTGTGTCTGTTCTAAAACCTTCAATATCATAATAAAGCACTGCATAGCGTTTCTTTGTAATAAACAAGCCTTTACTTGCAACAATTTCTCTAGCAGCAGCAATTACCTCTGAACGCTTCTTAGGACAATGAAATGCTGAACTCATAAACTTACCAAATGTTGAGTTTGCATTTTCACCAATTGTGTCATACAATTCAACTACACTATCTTTTGTCCACGGAATACTACCAGATTCTATATCTTTTTTAAGTGTACTGTATGCACTAAAGTATGTTGAATCTGTATCACCATATACAATTGCTTTGCCTGTATGATCATATTCGCCTGTTACTATCTCATTGATCTTAGCAGCCATATGTTTTGTGATGCTTCGTCCTGTAAGTGTAACACTTTGACCAATCCTGTTGTCGAAAAACCTACAACCAGGATTAAGAATAGCACCATACAAACTATTGAGTAGAATCTTTTTAACCAACTGACGCTTTGCCCAGTATTCTTCTTCAATCTTGTTTCCTGCATTTTGACTTTCTTTCTGCTTCGCCTGCATTTCTTTACGTTCTTTATACCAACGTGCAAGTAGTCCAGGAATAATACCTTCTTTTTCATACGTAAAGATTGTGCCGTTAGCACTGAGCATCCATGGTTGATTGCTTTCATAGATTAGATCATATATCTGTGCAGCACTTAGTTTATCACTGTCACCGTTTTCCCAATCAACAGTAATCTCTCTACTAATTTCTTTTTCCATGACTGAACTATATTCAACTGATCCAAACATACCTTCCCAAGCACTAGCAAAACTTTTACCTTTTGCCATTTGAGAATCAATATGTGCTTTTGTTCCATCCTGTCTAAGTTGACCTACTACAGTTTCTGGACCCATGTTCAATGCTCTAATAACAGATGGATATAGTGAATTCAAGTCAACACTACCAATCCATTCGTGAATTCCTTTCTTAGGATATGCAACATATGCACCTGCCGCTGGCTCGCTACCTGGCTCACGTTTCACTCTGTTCGGAACTATCATTCCACGTCTATGTGCTTCGTTAATAATACCTTGTTCTGTAACAGCAACAGCACCCATTGTTGTTTGTATAAGCACAGTATTTTCATGTGCAATAGTATTTGCAAGATCAATAAACTTTAGTTTCTTATCAAGTTTATTAAGTAGTGCAGTATCTTGTCTGTTGTATTCAATAAATGTTCTGAAGTCATTGTTGTAAAGAGCATCTAGACTGCCTTCATAAACAGTTTTCTTTTCACCTACTTCTAGTTCACCAATAGCATCAAGTCGATATGTATGACGTTCTTCATAGTTGTATTTTCTATAAAGTTCTAAACTGTCTACATGTACACGGCCAACTAAATCATATGTTTGAGATTCTTTACCAAACTTTTCATATGTCCTTTTCTTAGGATATTGATTCCAAAGACACAAACGTCTAGTATCTTCTTTGCTTAAAACTTTTGTAATTCTGTTTACAGTATAAGGCATATCATAACCTTCACTGTTCCAACCACTTAGTACATCAGCATCTTGAATAAGATCTAAAAAGGCATCAAGCATATCCGCTTCATTGTCATAAAGTATAGTATTTGGAATGCCATCAATTGCTTTTTTTGCTTCTGCCATTGATAATGTTTTAGGCGGAATTGCTAAACAAATTAGTTCATCCATCCACTGTAAGTGTACAGCAATTGATGTAATAGGCATAAACGCATCTTCTGGACTTGCGTAGCCACGCTCAGGATCAAAGTCAACCTCAATATCCCAAAACGCTACATTAAGTTTAGGAGCATCAACATTTAAATAGTTGTCTTCTAAACAACGATAAATTGGATTTATATCGCTTTCGTATAATTTTTTATTGGAATGAATTGCAAGTTCTTTGCGAAGTTCTTTTATGTTCTTTGCAGTAACACGTTGTAACTGGTCACCGTAAATAGATTGATGTTTACCTCTTGGGTCTTTGTAATAAAAAACGTGTCTTGGGGAATATTCTGTAAAATGTCTTTTGTTATTTTTTCTTTCTACAACACGTATTATATCTTCATTACGATCATAGAATGCATCTACGTAGCTCATTTGTTCTCCTTACATGTCATTTGCGGCTGACAAATACCAATTAAGTCCTTTTTGGCGGACAATACCTTCTTCTAAATTACTTATCCTGTCACTAAAGTGTAAATGTATTTTGTGACTCCGTATGTGTAAATGCAGGCCAATACTCCATTTAGCACAATTAAACTTTTTTCTTTCCATAGCACACCAACTATTGTCCAAATGATACTTGCAAAAAAGAAACCAAATACACCATAAATTTGATTAGGAAACATTGAAATCAACATAGCGGCAAAAAGTAAAACTGTTGTTCCTGCCCATGCCAGCGGTTGATATGGTTTACTCTGTTGTGTCATCATTATCTGGCTCAATATTATTAGGTTTTAAAATAGGCATACCACCACGATCAAAATAACGGCCATCATCTGTTACATATATGTATGATTTAATATTATGGTCACCTAGTGCCGATTTTACAATAATACTTTTTTTTGTAATATTGCCTTTATATTCAGAATAATCTGCGTTAACTAATCTAACCTTGCCGTTGTTATTACCATAAATTCTATCAGCAGGTTCACCGCCTGGTCCTATATGGTTTGAAACTATAAGTGTATTACCCATTTCGCTCATCAATAACTTTTTTGATATGCATGAGATGATCAGGAACTTCCCATCCAAATACTGATGCTAGATTAACACCACTATTTTCGTAATCTAAATCCTTAACACCTCTTTTCATTCCGAAACCAAGGCCACCTTTTGTTTTAGTGTGCCTTTTAGGATCATATTGTGATTCATCTTTGTATTGCACTTTTTTAGTTCTCTTTCTTTGTTTTGGCATTCTTATAATAGTAACACAACTATATTATGTTGTCAAGTTATTTTTACCACCAACTTGCTGCTACACCGTATCCAAATACATTAACACAAGCAAAGTAAAAAGTTAGTAGTGTTACCCATGCAGCACCTCTACGTAAAGATGCATAGCATTGAGTAATACTTCCTACAAAAAAGAATGGATACACAATTAACATGTTTGGATCCATTGCTGTCATAGCAAGTGTTAAACTTGCTGCAACTGTGAAAATAAAACTAACTAGTTCAAAACCAAAAGCAATTTTATCGCTTTGGTAACTGTTAATCCAAAATGATTTTATCTTTTCCAATTACTCGTCATCCGCACGTGGTCCCGAAACGTCATCAGGCAAATTTTTAGTTATACCTAAAATGCCTTCAATATCGTTCCATTCTTCTTCATGCTTTGCCCAATCACCCTTGTGTGCAATTTTAATTGCTTTATTAATTGTGCTTGGTTTGATTTGTAGTTCTTCTGCTACTGCTTTTACAGTATCCTTAAGTCCTTCGTTCAAATCTTCTACTTCACGTAGTACATTTGAACCTTCGCTAATTAGCCTTTCTAATTTTGCTTTTTCTTCTGGTCCATAACTTCTTGACATATTATTCTCCTAGTTTGAGTTGTTATTATACATTATTACTAAGCGTGTGTCAACACTTACCTATAAATTTTCCAACCATTTTTATCAACTAAATTTAATATAAAATGTTTTTCTTTATTGTAATCGTGTTTTCCTTTGTTTCTTGTTTCATAAAAAGTCTTAGTTTCCTTAAAATCAAAACCAAAAATATTAACATTGCTATTGTTACTTTCGCTTAGATAATGCAAAATTTGTAATCCTGTTGATGGCGGTGCATCTAGCATATTCTGTAACCATTGTGATTGAAACAAAGGTAGTTTTAGTTGCTTTGCTTTAAATTTTACTTTCCTAATTTTGTATTCAAATTCTTGTTTGTTTGGTGTAAAAATAAGTGTATGGAATTTTGGAGTCTCAGCATTATATTTTTCAAAAGTGTTTATTTCGCTCGATGCTAAAAAATCCCATCTACTTCCTTGTGAGTTAGTGTCAATTATTTCAGCCCTGTTAAATCTTACAGTAGGAAGACTGTCAATAATGTGTCCATTACTTTTGGAAAATATGCTTTCAGCATTACCTACAATGTTTAATGGTTGATCTAAAACTGTTAACATAAAGGTATTTAAGTCATAAAAAAAGCCGGCAGTTGAATACCGGCTTTAGTCTATATTTAAATTCTTTTTGTTAGCAGTCTGGACCGCAGTTGCAGTCGTCACCGCAGTTGCCTTTACAAGCACAGTCTGGACCGCAATTACAGTCCTTGCCTTCTGTTAAGCCTTTTTCCACAACGTCATACATTTCAAAACGTCCGCCGTTTCTTTCATATAGCATAGCAGCAAAAATTTCTTGCTTGTTTGTTTCTTCTACTTTTGTTACAGCGACTCTATTAGCCCAATTCCAAAGAACATCGTCCATTGGGTCGATTGCTTGTTGTCCGCCACTTTCTTTAACCATTTTATACATGTCGACAAATGACATTTTAGTTTCAACAGATTCTTTAACTGTTTTCTTTTTCTTGCCATAGGCACCTTCGTCCATTTCTTTATCGTCTGAAGTTTTACCTTTCTTTTTGTCTAACATTTTTTTGAATGCTGCTTTTTGTTTTGCAGATTGTGCTTCTACAATTTCACCATCCATGTCTACAAAACTAACTGATTCGTCTTTTTTCTTTTTGTATTCTTCCATGCATGCTTCGCACATTTCTTTTAGTTTCTTTTGATCGCAGTCTGGATGTGCTTCGCACATTTCTTTCACACTCATGCCTTTGCTGCACATCATTAAGATGCTTTTCTTGCTAGGCATTTTTGCTTTCTTTTCTGCTTTGATAATTTGTTCTGCTTCTTTTACAGGTTCTTTCTTTTTCTTAGCATCTTTAGCAGCCTTCTTCATAGGTTCTTTCTTGTCGCCATCTTTGTCCATATCAAGAAAGTCTGGTTTTGCTGCTTCTTTTACTTTTGAATCTTTTTTTGCTTCGGTAACTACTTCTTTAGCACCTAGCGAGATTCCTGTTGATTCCGCCAGTGTTGAATAATGCTCTAGATCTTGACCTGGCGTAGTCGGATCTAAATCACGCATTTTTGTTATAATTTTTCTAAAGTCCATAGTAGTTTCCTTTGTATAGTAAGTATTTATCTTCTTACTGGATTCTCTCCAAATATACTATTTTTCATATCTAGTGCGTTTACCGCTGTTCCGTCGCCTTTTTTAGGTTGTTTTACTGTTGGTTGAGGTGGTGCTTTTGTGCCTGACTTACCGCCCCAAGGACTGCCTGTATATGACTTTTTACCACGTGCTTTACCTGGACTTAAATGCGGTGCTTCAACACTAGCAATGTTTCCTGATGATGTAGCACCTGCTGTTGCTGATTCGCTTTTATATCCTTTTTCACCTGCTTCTTTTTCTAACTCAAACTTCCTACGCATAAGTTCTTTCTTTAACTTTTCGCTTTTGTTTGTTTCAGGATCCAACTGAATATCCTGCAAAGCCTTACGTTTTGCTTCGTAATCCTCTTTATCTTTAGTGATACTAGTTCTAGTATCTTCTACAAATAATTCTTTAAGTCTCATAATACTATTTACCTTTTTTACGGCCTGATTTCATATTCGCACACCAGTGATACATTTTCGCTTTTTCACCGCTTGCATTCTTAGCACGTTTGCGTAGTGCAGTTACACTGCCATTACAACTAGCACCTGCTTTTTTTACTCTTCCCGGTCTGCTTTTACCTTTTTTCTTACCATCGGCAAAATTTTCAATTATATATTCTCTTATTAAATGATGGAAACTTTCTTCTATCTCTGCTTTTAGTTTTTTGGCAGTCCTTTCAAACTTGTGATCCTTATGCTTGAACCCTATGCCTCCGGCACTTTCCCACGCTGCTATGTTTACACCATAATCGTCAATAAGGATATTAGGTGTGCCGTCGGGGTTAGTTGCATACTTCGCCTTATCCTTAGTTATGATGACTTCAGTTGGTGGAAAGAAGTCTAGGTTCTTTTCAATCCACTCACGCTTATGTGGTTCCGAATTAGGATCATTTGCTAGTGGAGAACTTAGAATCTTGTAGTCGCCTTTAACTTGTTTGATAATACCAAGTAGGTTCTTTGCGTTTGATGTTAGAGGAATGTTTAACCAAAATTTATCCTCATCTCTAATTTTTTTAAGTGCTGGTTCAATCTCGTCCTTGTCTAGTTCGCGCCAATCTTTGCCAACTAGTTTTTTCCATTCGCCGAAGAAGTCTGCTAGAACACCATCCATATCAACATAGATTTCTGATTTAGGATTAAGTCCTTGGAACATATCTTCGTATGTTTTCTTTTTCTTTTTCTTAGGAAACAGTTTCTTAACGTTCATATATTCGCCGCCTACAGGAACATCAGCAGTAGCGTTTTGTTTAGTTACAATACCAACGCCAGCGGCTTCTTCATACATAGATTCTGGAACATCATCACGCCAAGTTAAATCTTTTGGATCAGCAATAACTGCACGTATCTTATCTGCGTTTGCTTTTAGATGTGCAAAATATCTGTGATGTCCGTCAACAATTAGTAACTTACCTTCGTGTGGCACAATCACAATAGGTTTGATCTTATCGCCTGCTTTGATCCTATCAACAAACTTCATCATATTGTCGTGATTGTCTTTAGCATCCATTTTATCAGCAGGTTCAAATGGTGTAAGTTTAGATACGTCTATTACTTTTACTGTTTGCTTTTTGTAATAATCATCATCAACATCAGCGCCTTGATACTTGGGATTAGTCCACATAGTTATTTCTGCGCCTTCTGTTTTCTTTTTAGTTGGTAATCCTTTGTGCTTTGTTTTAGCAAAGTCTTTTACATCAGACACTTTCATATCTTTAGCAACTTCACCGGCTTCGCCGCCTTTTTTCATGTCGCCCTTTTGCATAGCTCTTACTATACCAAAGAACTGCTGTTGCTTTTTACTTACTGCTTTTTCAGATATGAATTGATACGCTCTCATCCTAATGGATTCTCACCTGTTAGTTTAGGTCTAGCGAACCACAACTTAAACCATTCAGGGGTGCCTGGTTGTATGTTTAGTTTCGCTTGGTAGTATTGTTTCTCTGTGCCTGTGATCGATAGATTGGGTCCGTCATATGCTTTCCAGCCGTGACGTTCATAGATACCCGCTAGTCTTTTTAACTCTTCGATCTCCATTACATCTTAACACAATTGTCTACAGTCTTGCCGCCCTTTTTCTTAGTTCCCATACGCTTGTAGCCTTTCCAGCATACTTTACCGTCAACACCTTTTTGCTTTTCTTCGTTTACACTTTCATATTGCTTTTG